AAGTAAATAGACGACCATTTATGAGACAAGAGGTCGGATATATTGAAAGCATCATGTTAGATGGTTTTGATAAGAATTTAATAAGAGCAAAGTTTGATACTGGCAATTCAGCATCAGCAACTATGCTACATGTAGATGAATTAGAAATTGATGGTGATGTAGCCAAATGGAAAAAGAATGGTTTAAAATTTGAAAGTGAAATCGTAGACCTATCTTTACCTAGAAGAGGTGGTAAACCATTTGATACAAGACCTGTAATAGAACATGGTATAACCTTCAATAATAAAAAATATAATATAGAAATAGGACTCACAGAAAAAGACACAGCTAGTGAAATGTTGATTAATAGAAAAACTATGACTAAATTAAGAGTTGCGGTCAATCCAAATAGGCGATATATCGTTAGTGATTATGCCGGTCAAGATGACGATTACACCAAAGACTAGGTGTTAAGAAACCTTTAATTATAAATAATAGTATTGAATATTCGTATTATGAAACATATTAACTAACTCAAAAAATAGAGGATAAAGCGATGGCATTTCAAGTATCACCAGGCGTCAGAATAAAAGAGGTTGACGCTACCAATGTTGTTCCAGCTACATCGAGTTCAATCGGTGGATTTGTTGGTGCATTCAATTGGGGACCGGTTGAGAAAGTTACCCTGGTAGGTTCCGAGAACCAATTAGCAGAAACTTTTTATCAACCAGACGACAGTACAGCGAAATACTTTCTACCAGCAGCAGGATTTCTAAAATATGGAAATGCTCTAAAGGTAGTACGTGTAGTTGACAGTTCAGCAAAGAACGCTCACTCAGAGGGTGCTAGCACGAACGGTCAATCCGCAGTCACTGTAAAAAATGACGATGATTATCTTTCACAAGTTGACGGATTACATGCGTCAATTAATTGGGTAGCTAAATTCCCTGGATTATTAGGGAATAGCTTAAGAGTAGAAGTATGTCCAGTATCAGGCAGTGATTCTGTATTTAACGCATGGGCTTATGCGGGTCAATTTGATTCAGCACCAGGAACAAGCGTTCAAGCAGCAGCTGCAAGTAAAGCAGGTGATGAAGTTCACGTTGTTGTTTTAGATAAAGATGGTTTAATCACAGGAACTCAAAATACAGTTCTTGAAAGATACTCTCATGTATCACAACTATCTGACGTCAAAGACGCTTCAGGAGCATCATTACATTATAAAGATGTTATTAATAATGCATCTGATTGGATTAGATGGGCTAACCATGACAGTTCAAGCTTTACAGATGCAGGTAAAACATTAGCAGCAGGGTCAAACCAATTATCAAATGCTACAGTAGATACACATTCAAGTGTATTAGTATTTGAATTTTTAGATGGCGCTGATGGTAATGCACCTACCGCTGGAAATATATCTACAGGGTACGATTTCTTCAATGACAGTAATGTCGAAGAAGTTAGCCTTCTATTTGCATCAGCAGATGCGAATGGAGCAGTGACAATAGCCAATGATATAATCGCAATTGCAGCAGCAAGAAAAGATTGTATGGCATTTGTATCACCACCATTAGAAGATACAATTAATAATGTATCAACACCAGTAGATAATGTATTAGCATTTGCTAATGCGTTAACAGATAGTTCATACGGCTTCTGTGATTCAGGCGCACTATATGTGTACGATAAGTACAATGATAAATTCAGATATATTGCAGCTTCTGGACACATGGCAGGACTATGTGCAAATACTGATAATGTTGCTGATGCATGGTTTAGTCCAGCAGGATTAACCAGAGGAGCACTCTTAGGCGTAGTAAAATTAGCACACAATCCAGATTCAGCTGGAAGGGACAAACTTTATAAAGGTAGAGTAAACCCAATAGTATCAATGCCTGGACAAGGTATTATATTATTCGGTGATAAAACACTTCTAAAAAGACCTTCAGCATTCGATAGAGTCAATGTGAGAAGATTATTTATTGCATTAGAAAAATCAATTAGTACCGCAGCGAAAGGGCAACTATTTGAATTTAATGACGAATTCACAAGAGCACAGTTCTTAAACTTAGTAGAGCCGTTCTTGCGTGACGTAAAAGGAAGAAGAGGAATCACAGACTTTAATGTAGTATGTGATGGAAGTAATAACACTTCGCAAATAATAGATAGTAACCAATTTGTAGCTGATATATTTATCAAGCCTGCAAGAAGTATTAACTTCATAACACTATCATTTATTGCAACAAGAAGTGGTGTAGAGTTCAGTGAAATAGCTGGACAAGTTTAAGGAGAAGATAGATGGCAATTTTAGGCGTAGACGATTTTAAATCAAAACTCGTAGGCGGTGGCGCAAGAAGTAATCTCTTTAAGGTTACATTAAACTTTCCTGCCTATGCACAAGGAGATGTAGAATTATCATCTTTTATGTGTAAAGGTTCACAGCTTCCAGCTTCAGCAGTAGCTAAATTAGAAATACCTTTCAGAGGTAGAAATTTAGCAGTTGCAGGAGATAGAACATTTGAAGATTGGACCGTTACAATTATTAACGATACAGGATTCGAAGTTCGCGATGCGATGGAAAGATGGATGGATGGTATATCCGGTCATTCAGTCAATACTGGTTTAACAAATCCTTCAGATTATAAAGCTGATGGAGTAGTTGAGCAGTTAGACAAAGATGGCACAGTCATAAAGAAATATGACTTTAGAGGTGTTGTACCAAACAACATAGCGGCTATAGACTTAGCTTACGACGGTACAGGTATAGAAGAATTTGCAGTAACCTTTGGTTACGATTATTGGGAGTCCAATACAACTTCTTAATTACCTTATAAATATATTAGAGGGGCGGGAAACTGCCCCAATAATATGAGAAATTTAATATGGCAGACGAAAAAGATTTAATACAAGAAGATAAAAATGACGGTGTTTCTTTTTTCGGATTTGAAATCCGCAGAAAAAAGAATAACAAACCTTTAAGACCTTCATTTGTACCAAAGACTGAAGAAGATGGCGCGGGTATCATTACAACCGGCGGACATTTTGGTGCATACTTAGACGTTGATGGTGATAAAGCTAAATCAGAAATTGATTTAATTTTTAAATATAGAGATATTGCTACTCAACCAGAATGTGATGCGGCGGTAGAAGATATCGTAAACGAATCAATTGTAGGTGATAACGAATCAGCTCCGATTGCAATTGTTTTAGATGAACTAGAAGAATCAGATAAAATAAAAGAATCTATAAGACATGAGTTTGAAGTAATTACTAGATTACTTAACTTTAATCAATATGCACATGATATATTCAGAAAGTGGTATGTTGATGGAAGGTTACCTTATCATATTATTATAGACAAAGAACAGCCAAAAGCTGGTATTAAAGAATTAAGATATATTGATCCAACTAAACTTAGAAAAGTAAAAGAAGTTGAGGAAGATACAGACCCAGAAACAGGTGCAAAGGTTGTTAAAAAGATAGATGAGTACTTCATGTATCAAGATAACGCAATGGGTAAATACAATCAAGGTGTGAAGATATATTCTGATGCAATAGCATATTGTACATCAGGTGTTATGGATCCACAAAGAAAAAGAATATTATCATATTTGCAAAAGGCTGTAAAACCAGTCAATCAATTGCGAATGATGGAAGACTCTCTTGTTATATACAGAATATCAAGAGCACCAGAAAGAAGAATATTTTATATTGACGTAGGTAACTTGCCTAAGGGTAAGGCCGAAGAATATCTAAAAGGTATTATGAGTCAATATAGAAACAAACTAGTATATGATGCTAAGTCTGGTGAAGTTAAAGATGATAAGAAACATATGTCTATGTTGGAAGATTTCTTCTTACCACGAAGAGAAGGTGGTAGAGGAACTGAGATATCAACACTAAGTGGTGGTGAGAACCTTGGACAAATAGATGATATTTTATATTTCCAAAAGAAACTATATAAGAGTTTAAATGTTCCAGTCAATAGATTAGAACAAGAAGCTCAATTTAGTTTAGGAAGAACAAGTGAAATAACTAGAGATGAAGTTAAATTTAAAAAGTTCATTGATAGGTTAAGAAAAAGATTTTCAGATTTATTCATGCAATTAATGAAAACTCAATTATTATTGAAAGGTATTATATCAGCAGAAGATTGGAAATCAATGAAAGAAAAAATTACTTTTGATTTCATTGAAGATAATTACTTTTCAGAATTAAAAGAGTCAGAAATGATACGTGAAAGGTTTGAAATGTTAAGTACACTAGATGAATATATTGGTACATATGTATCTAATGCGTGGGTAAGAAAGCATATTCTAAGATTCAACGAAGATGATATAGAACAAATGCAGAAAGAAATCGATGCTGAGAAGAAGCAGGGCGATACCTTCGAACCAGATCCAGATGACCCAAGATTTGGCTAGTTGAATAACAAAATTTTATAAATAATAGGTATAGGAAAAAATTATGAGTATAGAAAATTTAGTACAAAGTCTAAAAGATGGTGATAACATAGAAGCTAAAAAGAATTTTGATTCTGCAATAGCTGGTAGGTTAAACGATGCTTTAGATGCTAAAAAGATTGAATTAGCAGCCAATATGGCTAAAAGCAAACAAGAAGAAGAGTAATGAAACTAATTACAGAACACATAGATCAAGAGTTAGAAATCATATGTGAGGCCAAGAAAAATGGTGAGAAAAACTATTTTATCGAAGGCGTCTTTATGCAAGCTAACCAAAAAAATAAAAACGGTCGTATATATGAGAAGAAGGTGCTCGAAGCAGCTGTCGATAAATACGTGACCGAACAAGTTAAAACTGGGAGAGCAGTTGGGGAATTAAACCATCCAG